TTATCCGTTTGTATTGATTTAGTAGTATAGTTAAGATACTCTTTTGTTGTTAGTAGACCATTATTATATGGTATTATTATATTACTAAACCAAGCACTATTAAAAAAATTACTATCATATTGATAAGTTATAGTTGATACTGCTCCTGTTTTTGGATCTTGATAACTACTACCACTTGCTCCTAAAAATATAGCATCTATAATTGATTTTAAATATACTGATGGAAACATTTGATTATAATTAACAAATCCATTACCAGTTAATCCAATTGATAAAGAATTAAAACTTGATGCTTCTTCTTGGTATTGTTTATTATATGATATACCATAATCTATTAACGGATAATATACATCAGTATCCCCTTGACCTTGATACCAACTTGAAGTTATTCCATATGCTGAAAAAGTATATGTTAAACGACGAAATCCTGTTGATAAATCTTGTAAATAACTTTCACCTACTGCCTTAAAGAAATCTAATTGATTTGAATATACAACACATTCTAATTTAGTTAGACCAGTTCTATAATTTGGTTTTACATTTTTTAATTGTAACCATCCTTCAAAAACAACAACAGTATCTAACATAACATAACATTTAGATCTTTTATTCGGACTAAATGTATTTACTTCTAAATTTAAATCACTAATAAACCCAAAAACTTCCCTGTTATTATTTGTTTCAGGTAAAGTTATTGTTTTAGAACTTGAAGCATTACGATTTGATATATCATTTATATCATTTATACAAAAGTTTAATTCAATTGGTTCTTGTTGTTCTGGTGGAAATGTATCTAAATTATATCTTGTAACTCCATTTGGATTATCAGGACTTGATATAGCCGAGTTTGGTATTTCTACAATTATTTCTAATCTATTATCTAACATTATTTTATTTTATTTTATTTTATGAACCTTGTATTACAATCAAGGTTCATTTTTACGAACCTTGTAAGTTCAAATCGTAAGCATATCTATAAGTAATTTTTAAATTAAATTGTCTATCTCTAAATGCTGTTTTTTGAACATATGATGTATCTTCTATATTAATTGGTAATTTATACCCATTTATTTCATCAATCACATATACATCCGAACTTGTTATTAATTCTTGTAAATAATTATAATCATATTCATTAATCCAATCAGTATTTGCTTCCCACATTTCATTCGCATCTATATTTAAGATTGTTCTACCTCTATCTCCTATATTATAATTGTAATCTAATTGTTTTGTATATAAAGTCCTATTTATATCTATTGTCCATTTACTATCATAATTAAAATTCCAATAATCATATCCACCAACCCTATTTTGGAACATAATTCTTACATTTTGGTATCTACTATTATTAGGAACTATTGAATAAGTAAATACCGCATTAATTCCAATTGAACTATTTGTTAAACCAATTGAATAATAACTTGCTGATCCTAAATTAATAGGAGTTCCATTTATATTCCATCCTTGTAAGTTTTTAGTTCCACTTCCTAACTCATATTTAATATATGAAGGTGTTATTCCTGTTGGATTTGTTGATGTATAAGTGTTTAATAAATTAAAATTAACATCATATGTTTTAACTTGATAATATAAATTAGATACTTGTGAAGCAGATAATGCCATAACTGATAAAGTTTCATATTGATTTAAAAAGATTTGTTTATTACCAACATAATTATTAGCCCAATTAGAAGCAGATGAACTTATTGCTTTAGTTAAACCAAAATCTACTTTATTTTCTGTATATTGCCTTGTTCCTGGGAACGCATATGATGGTGTAGAACTAATTGATGTATATCTACTTATTAAATTAACTACACCTGTTTCAAAACCATTTGGAATGTCCCCATATTGTGTTAAAGTTAATGATGCTGTTGCTGGTGATAAAACTGGTGCTGATGGATTAGTTGATAAATTAGTTCCTACAACTACTGTTTTACCATTATATGATGGATTTTGTCCTTGGTTAGTCATATAAACATTTATCACATCACCCGGAATTAATATATTTGGTGGGTAATTATTAAAATATAATCCTAAATAATAACTATAAATTATATTATCATATAGATTAATTGTATAAGTAGAAGGTATTGTTGCTGAATTGTTCTTAAATATATCACTTGAAAATGGTAATGTAGTTCCTTGTTGATCATTATCAGGTATAAATGTAAGAATATATGGTGGAGTAGTTGGATTCTGACCAACTACAGTAAAATAACTACTATCATTAGTTCCATCTAAAACTTGTAAAATTAAAGGATTATATGGTGATACGAAACTGGCAGTATAAATAAAATCAGCAATCGCAGCACTTGAAGATACGGTCCAACCTTGAGTTAAAGTATTTGGATAAACATTTATATTATCAGTTGAATTATTAAATGTATGAGTTCCTACTAAATTACCTAATGTGATCATCCTATGGTATCTAAAAGTATTATCAAATTTATAATTAGGATCATATTCATACCCATTACTAATACCATATTTAACAACACAATTGTTATCAACTACACCTTGTAATCCACTTTGATTATATGAAAATGTATAAGAGCCCACCTGGCTTTGTAGAATTTTATGAGTATCAAATATACCTAAGTTATTATCAGGTCTTGGTGGTAATTTATATTGTCCTAAAAATGTAGATGCAGTTGAAAACCTATCATATGAATGTATATTAAAAATATACTTAAAAAATGGAAATGTATTGTCAGTTGAATTAGCCACAACCCACAATGGAGCATTTACTGGTGATAATTCCTGTGGAGTTTGTATTATACTTGATGTAGGCATATTTTATTTTATTATTTTATTAATCGCTTCTAATACATCTTCTGTAAATCCTTGCGATATTAATTTTGTTTTGTTATTTATTATATTATCTATTACTTTTTGTTTTACTTGTATTCCTTTAATTCCTTTAATTCCTATTGATCTCGCAATAATAAAAGCAGTTGATTCAACAGAAGCATTCTTAAATTTTATTCCTCTTGCTTCAACCCAAGGTATAATCGCTTTAATTGGTGGTGGTTTAGCACCAGGTCTTCTACCTTTATCAACAACATCAAAATATTCATTAGAATATATATTTAATAAAACAGCATCAACAGTTTCTAATACTTCATATCTTAAAGAATTAATTAATTGTCCTGTCACTTTTTTATCAGCCGCTAACAATTCCTTTATTATATCCGCAATAATATCTTTTCCTATTATATCTAATTGTTCTTTTAAATGTAAATTATTAATCATATATATTATTTTTAGAATTTAATTTTTAATGCATTTGTTATGTCCTCTATACTTTTTTTAGATCTACTTAAAGCATCCGCATCAAACATTAATCCAAACGCTTCTATTGAATTAGCAATTTCTAATGTTTGATTTAATATAGTATCAACATCATTACCTATACATACAACAGATCCAAATTCTACCATATGTCCTAATCCTGCTTGATCAAATGGAATAACATAACTTTTACCATCTACTATTATAGATGCTTTTAGATTTATGTTATCATAATACTTTTTATCAAATTGAACTGGCATATAATTATCAAACTGATAAGAAGATTTAATAATCAACTCACATCCATATTTTCCAGCATAAGTTGGTTGTATCATCTCACCTTTTGCTCCCCCAATTAAGATTTCATCCCAATTATTTATCATATTCATATATGTATTACTTGGCGGTGATCCTGCTCTCATACAAGGATCAGTAAAATAGTCTTTACCATCTTTTCCTACTCTAATTTCGGAAGAAAAGAAGCCAATATGATTATATTTTTGTAAAATTGAAGCAAACTTACCATTTACATTAATTACAGGCTCTGGCATTTTATCCCTATTAACGTGAGTTCCCACATAACTACAATCTTTCGTCTCAACTCCCCATATTTGTTCGTCAGGAAATAATCCATTTACTGAATAACCATCATATCCTACTTCTGCGATACTTTCTAACGCATCTTCTACAACAAACTCTAATATAGAGCCTAATGGACCCAAAGAAACTTTTAAGTCATTAAAGAAAACCATAGATTGGTTGATGTTTATGTGGTGGAATGTTTCAAAATTACCTCTATAATAAGAAACTTTCAACCATTTATCCTTTTGAGATGTTAATTCTTTAATTAAATTGTCTATACCAACAATATATTTAGTGCCAGCAACATCTAATTTAGCAGATAATAACTCTTCCTTAAATAATTTTCTATCAGTTTCTAAATCTTCGGATTGACAACCACCCCATACTAATTTTCCCATCTTTCTTAAATGAGTTCCCCAATCCTTAAAGTATATGTCAGTAAAAACTATTAAATCAAAGTTATCTACATTAGACCAAAAGTCTCTAATGATCTTTATATCAGGATAACCTAATCCTACATTACATATTGATTGTTGTGGGTAAGGATTTTGAACCACTGAATGATAATAAACATCAAAGTATTTTGTTAAATGTTTAGCAATCGGTAAATAACTACCACCTACGTTGTCAATAATACAGGCTTTTAATTTTGTTTTTGCTAATTTGTAAATTAATTTCATATTTTATTTTAATTTGTTTGTGTTAATCCAGTTGCTGATAACAATTGTCCTACTAAATAATCATATTCAATAGATGTTGGGTTTTCTAATACTAATGTATCTCTATAACCACCCATCATACTACCAATAAAATAGTTAATACTTGTAGTTGAACTACTTGGTCCTGTAATAGTGTTGATACTATTAATTTTTAATGTGCTGTAATCTTTATTACAGATTGATACTGTTGCGATTGTTAATTTTGTCATATTTGTTTTTTATTTTTTAAGAAAAAATACCCATTATCCTTTTTATTGATAATAAAATACTTATCTATATTTTCTTTATACTTACTATAAGTGTTAAAATCATTATCATTTATATAATTATAGTTAAAATGTAATTGAGAATTAAGTCTTTTTATATTTTCATCATCTTCTTTTAATCCAAACTCATCTAATTTTTTATAGTATCTAATTATGCTTCTGTTAATATTAAAAACATTAGATGATACATTTAATTTATTTGAATCTATAAAATCAACAAACTCATCGTGAATATGTAAAAGATTAGTAGATAAATCAAATCCAATTTTTACACAATTAAAATCAAATGTGCTTACAATATATAAAGGATTTATATTATTAGTTTCTATATCAATATAACTAACTAATCCTTTTTTATTTACTTCCACCATTTTAAGATCTTTTGTATCTTCTTTATATATTATATTAAATATATCAATATCATAATCATCAAAAATTACCCCATATTTATATCCATATATTAATTTACATAAAGAACCACCTGCAATTAAACCTGTTTTAGGTAATTCAAAATTATTTCTTAATTCACTAATTGCTTTTATTGACAATTCAAATATTTCTTTATTCATTTTATTTAATTATATTATATTCTTACCGAAGGAATTAAATAAGTATGTCCTGCTACACTTACTGATAAAGCATCTGTAAATACTCCACTATAATTACCCCAATAATTTCCTGGATCAGTATTATTAGCATCACCAAAACTCCAATAAGTATTTGAATAACCTGATATAGGTTGAAGAGTAGTTAATGAATAAACATTCAAATTACCACTACCATCCCAATATATATTACCTGATGATAAAGATCCACTACCATCTTGTGTATTTATTTGTGCTTTAACATTCATATCACTACCATCATATGAATTAATTCCATCACCACCAAATCCACTATTAAAATTACCAAATTTTACTACATAATTAGCATCATCAATAAAAATAGTATTACCATTATTACCATCGTGATAATCTCCTAAAAATAAATAAGGATAACCATTACTATTTAACCCATAACAATCTAATTGAATTTCATTTCCTTTTAGAAAAACTATATTTGCATAATTACCATTAATAGTTAAATTCCCAAAAATGTCCCAATATATGTTATTATTTGATAAATAACCACTACCATCCATATAAAATATATTATTATTAAATGATGCGGTTCCTTTAACTAATAATTTATAGTTATTTGGATTAGAATTAGTTCCTATTAATACATTATTCATATAATATATGTTTGAACCTGATGTAGTCCATTGTGAAGAACCTGAACCACCACTACCTGCTGGACCTGTTGGACCTTGAATACCTTGAGGACCTGTTGCTCCTGCTGGACCCGTAGCACCATTTAATCCATTAGCACCTGTAGCACCTACTGAACCTGTAATACCTTTTATAGTTGATGCACTTGCTATCGTTAAATATGTTGAAGAAGCAGAAGAAGTTGTTAAATAATTATTTAATGTTGATGGAATAACATAATCAGTGCCACTTACTGCACTTACTAATTGTCCTGTATTATTTGCTTTAACTATCGAAGCAGTTATTGATGTTTGTGATATATAACCAATTAGATTTAATCCACTTGAACCCCAAGAAGTATTAGTTGGAGCAAAAATATGTGTATCCCATTGACCACTTGATGTAGATAATAAAATATATTGTATATAACCACCTGCGGATAATGTATAATTAGGATTAGATCCACCATATAGATAAATATAACAATTACCAGATGAATTATTATTAAACTCGTATGTTTGACCATTAATTAATGTATTGGGGTTTGGTAAAAATACAGCACAATTTAAAGCACCTACAATAATTATTGATTGTGGTGTTGTATTTGTTAATGATGTAGTTGATCCATAAGCATTTATACTATAAAAAGGGGTTGTAAATGATAATGCATTTAAATTATTACTAAAACTTGCATATGTTCCATATATTGTTTCTGTAAAACTAACATTTGCTCCATTATCTATAATAGAACTATTTGTTAAACCATTTGAATTATATTTAGTTAAATAATTTTGTAATCCCAATATATTAGCAACAGAACCTGTTGCTCCTTGAATACCTTGTGGACCTGTTGCTCCCTGTGGACCCGTAGCACCAGTTGGTCCTTGAATACCTTGAATACCTTGACTACCCGTAGCACCTGTTGATCCTGTTGGACCTGTTGAACCAGTTGGACCTTGAATACCTTGAATACCTTGAATACCTTGAATACCTTGACTACCCGTAGCACCTGTTGATCCTGTTGGACCTGTTGATCCTGTTGGACCTTGAATACCTTGTGGTCCAGTAGCACCATTTATACCATTAGAACCTGTTGTTCCTTTTGAACCAGTAATACCAATAGGACCTTGTGGTCCAGTAGCACCTTGCGGACCTATTGGACCAGTTGAACCTGTTGGACCTTGAATACCTTGTGGTCCAGTTGATCCTGTAGCACCATTTGAACCATTAGCACCCGCTGGACCTGTAGCACCTGTAGAACCTGTTGGACCTTGAATACCTTGTGGTCCAGTAGCACCTGTAGAACCTGTTGCTCCATTTAATCCATTTGAACCTGCTGGACCTGTAGCACCATTTAATCCATTTGAACCTGCTGGACCTGTAGCACCATTTAATCCATTTGAACCTGCTGGACCTGTAGCACCATTTAATCCATTTGAACCTGTGGCACCTGTGGCACCAGTAGAACCTGTTGGACCTTTAATACCTTGAATACCTTGTGGTCCAGTAGCACCATTTGAACCATTAGAACCTGTTGGACCTATCGGACCTTGTGATCCTGTAGCACCAATTGAACCATCAGCACCTGTAGCACCTTGCGGACCAGTTGGACCTTGAGGACCTGTTGCTCCATTTTGTCCGATTAATCTGTATTCTGTTGTATTTGAATATAATGAAACTGTATATCCTGTTATAGGTTGTATAGGTGTATTAGTTGGATTAAATCTTATTGGTATTTTTAATTTAAATTTTGCTTGCCATCCTTGAATATCATCATCATCTGCTCTAATTACAGGTTCAAATGTTATATCTTCTACTATTGATATATTCATATCAATATAATATTTATGTTGATCTATTTCAGCCAACATACTTTGTAATGAAAACAAACAATCACTTAATAAATCTTGATAGTTATCATCTCCTTTTTCTATACGATCCATCACATACAAATTAAATCCCAAATACTCTGTTTGGTATCCTAATGTTTGTTGAGATTGTTTCATAATAGTTGTTGATTGCTCTACTATAAAAGCAGGATACACAACATTCTTTAATGAGTTAAAATCTGCGCCACTACCATAGAAAAATGTATTAGTTAATGGATTTCTAATTTGTAAATCCCTAAAAATTGATACTACCTTATTGATGCTCAATGTATTATTCGCCATATTTTTTATTTTTTATATCTAAGTTCTGCTCTTTTATTTATTTGTTCTGTATATTTATCTACTGAATGCTTATAGAATAAATATGATAAGCTTTCCTCATAAGATTTCTCATATATTATATCATATTTACTAAAATCTCCACCTGCTAATCTATCTATATATGAAATCCAATTAAATTGTTCAGGAAAGGATATTTCACCAAATCCTAATTGTTGTGATTGTCCGGCACGATTAAATAAATCTTCGAAAAATATATTTATCCTTTCTTCCCAGTTAAAAAAAAATTGATTAATGGTATCGCATCAGTTGTTTTTAAATAATTTAGAAAAATATCCTTTCTATTTTCTATATCTTCTACATCTAATGGTGTTTGTATCCATTTAATCTCTCCTATTTCATTAGTTTTACTATAACCAGGTCTTAATAAAACTGATAAATAATTTAATACATTGTTAGAATATGAATTATTATCAAGATTTTTCATACACATCATTTCACTATTAGTTATATTAATCATATTCTTCTTAGGAACATAATTAATACCATTAATTTCTATATGAGTAGGTATATCTTTATTTATTCCATTTGGATTTAATCCTCTAATAATAGGTTCTAATTTATTTAATTCAAATAAACCTATTTCATTTAATTTATTTTTATCTATATCAGATATAATTGATATCATCTCAATTGTAAAATCAATCTCTTCCATTTTATTTTGTTCTGATATAATATCAATCATCTTAAAATATGTTTTTAAAGGAATTTCATTCCAATTATCCATCACATTTAATTCTATTTCTAAATCTAAATCTTCATTATTTAATGTAATTTTTGTCATAAGTTTTGTTTTATTTTAATCTATATATTAAAATATAAAATAGACTTTTTTCTATTCTTATATATATTTTATTAAAAAATTATAGTCGTATATAAAAAAAGTTTGCTTGGGGCAAACTTTTTAACTCAAATCTATCTTAAATATAATTTTACCGCAACATAAGTTAATATAAATTAAATAATAACTTTTTTTACCCCTACTATAATAAATCTTTTTAATCATTTTTCTATCCAAAATATAAAAGTGCGGCACAGTAATAATGATATATTATATTATATTTATTATTATATTATATACTACTATATTATATTATTATATTATTTATTATTATTTATTATTATTTATTCTTATTTATTATTATTCCTCTACTCACCAAACAATCTTATCGCGATAGACTTCCCCCACCAAGGGGAAGAAGTCGTTAAATCGCCAGTAAGAGGATAATGTGAATTAATTAAAAGAAATTAATTCTTCTCATATCTACTTTCTTCTTTTTATTAGTATATATAGCATATCTCATAGCATCTAAAGCATCGTCATTTAATTTAATTGGCTCATCAAGTATTAATTCTCCTTTACTTTTCCAAGAATATAATTTATATTCCCTTAATAAGTTTATACTATCATAATGTATATATATTTGCTGACTTTTAATATAATCTATACCTTCTTTTACACTTTTATCACTACTTATAACATTCATACCATTTCTTTTTAGTTGTTCTATTATATCTGGACGGGCACTATCACAGTATATTCTATTATTATCATTAATCAATGACTTTACTTTATTACATAAATCATTTACAGTCAGACCATTTTCATATAATAACTCTTTTACATATATTTTATCCATACTATACATTATTTTTACAACAGAACTAACGTGAGTATAGCCAAAATCTATACCATATACACATTCTGTATAATTTGGTTCATCTATATATTGATTAAAGTGAGTATATACCCTTGTAGAAGCGATAGGAGCCTCACCAAGCGCATATATTTTATAATAGTTCTCATCAACATTAATTAAGTTTTCTATCTCTTTAATAAGACTTATTTCTAAAAATAAATTATCTTTATATGTTGATTTTATTAAACAACTTCTATCATCATTTAATAATTTATATAACCAGTGTTCTGCATCAGATGGGTTATAATCTAAAAAAAATGTTTTTGATGTTCTTAATGATAATTGTTGAAACTCTTCAAAAGATAATTCGTTTGCTTCATTACAATAACATATATCTCTTTTTCTACCTCTTACTTTTTTACTATCATCAATTGAAAAGAAATCTATTGTAGATCCATTGTTGAATTTGTAGATATGTTCTGTTTTATTATGATTTTTTATATCATATAATCCATATAAATCCATTAATTCCATAAAATCTCTTAATACTGTACCTCTTAATGACGGAAATGATTTTCTTACTATTGATATTCTTATTTTTGGTGTGCTTATACATACTATTAATAATAATTGTATGATTGAGAATGTTTTTGAACTTCTTGAACCACCTTGATTTAAGATAAATCTACATCCTTCATTATATTTATCCATATTTCTTGAAAGAACATTAGTGTGTTTCATTATTATTTCCATCTGGTCCTATTAATTTTATTATTTGAACGTTTGTATTTAAGTTTCCATCTATATTAATTGAATCAGTATATCCTCTTTTCTTTCCTTTATATCTCATAAAAAACAATATAGATTGTGTATCACCATCTTTTATCTTTTTGAATAATTGGTTCTCTACAAAATCAGTTAAGATTTCATTTATATCATCTACTGCTGCTTTAAATTCTGGATCATTGTTATAATAATTATAGAATGTAGTTCTATCTAAACCAACTTCTTTACAAGCAGGTGTCACTAATCCTAATGATCTTTCTAATGCTTTAAGAAGTAGTTCTTTATTTTTCTTTGGGTTATTTTTTAATGCCATATTTTTTATTATTTTATTTCAGGAATACATATTTTTAATAATCTAATTATAGGTTTATTATTCATATTTCCTACTGATGTGTTATATTGTTGTAAGAATTTATCTTTTTGATTTCTATTATATAAATATTTTAAACATCTAATAACTTTTTCTTTTATTAATGGATTTAATATTTTTATTGCTCTTGTTTGCGCAAATTGATAAGGTTCACACGGTTTCATTAAAACACCAAATGTAGAAAAACAATAATCATAATCTTCATTTGTTTTATGTTTCTGACCTTTATTATTTCTACAATAAGTCATTATCTTTATATCTTGTAATTCTTCTTCTTTATCTCTCCAATCATCTCTATCAGGATTTCTTTTATAGATTGTAAATGAAGTTTTAAGATTATGGTTAGTATAAGGTGTTTCTATAATAACTGAATATATAATTTCAAATCTATAAAATCTTGTATAGTTCCAATAATAATTTGCTGGTTGTATAAACGCAATATAGTCTCCTAAATCACAGCTTTTATTATAGAATTCTTTTATTAATTTACCACTACCACCTCCAAATGGAGGATTACCAATAAATAATCTACCTTTCTTATATTCTAAATCTAATTTAGTAAAATCTTGTTGTTCTATATATTCGCTTTGTGGATATAAATCATATGCTTTACAATTTGGTATTTGTAAACTAAACATTCCACATCCAGCAGATGGTTCTATGATTTCAGTTATATTTTCTTTTCCTATTATTTCATATGTTTTTTCTATACACCACCTTGCTACTGTTGGTGGTGTATAGTATTTATCATAAGCTATTTTTGCCATATTGTAGTATTATTTTTTTTATATCTTCCATAAATGCTGATTTAATTGATATGTCATTTAAGTTTCTAATTGCTTTTTTAACTTCATCGTCTTCAAATTCAATCATAACTTCATTAAAAAATAATATATTTTGTTTTATATAATCATCTACATTTACAATTTCTGGATTAAAATTACTACCTTCTATATTTGCTGTGAATTTATCTTCCATTTCATTATCACCAAATATTCCTAATATATCCCATTCTTCAAATCCTGAATCTAATAAAGTTTCTTTTTCAAATTCTTTTAATATATTCCAATCCCAATCACCAAATGATTTATTATCTTTTAGAATAAATTCTTTCTTTTTATCTTCTGTTAAATCCTTAAACTCAATTATAGATACTTCTTCTAATCCTGCTTCTTTACAAGCCTTTAATCTCATATTTCCACCTAATACAATCATATTTTCATCAACTACAATTGGTCTTATATCTAACATTTCAGGAAATTCTTTAATAGATTTTAATAGTTTTTTATATTTATCATCCTTAATAACTCTTGGGTTAGTAGGATTTGGTTTTATTTCACTAAGTTTTACTTTTTTAATCATAATTTTATATAATTTTTTGGATCTTTACCTAATCCTAATAGTTTTTCTCTATATTTTTGAACTGATTGTCCGCATCCATTACAACTTTTATTAGGATAAGATGCGTCTTTATCTATATATTTTTTATATAAGTTATAGATACTATCGCAATCACTATCATAAGCGATTGCTAATCGAGCAATTCTAATTACTTCATTACAATCTGTTATTTGTTCTTGTGTTGGTTCTAATTTTTTAGAACCTAATTCTTTTTTCATAAGGTGTTATTAATTTATCATACCAAGTTGTTAAGAAATAATATAAACAACTTAAATATAGGTTATGTGTCATATATAATGATAACCAAAATATACAACAAGGTTGGCAACTTAAAAAGTTAATTAATACTAATATACTTTTTAAAGTTTTATTTTTTATACTATCAATTATTGAATCGATTGTTAATTGTATTGGTTCAAATCTTGTTATTACATAACTTAATAGGAACATTTTAATAAACATTATTATCATATATATATTTTTTTAATTTTTTATTGTATCTTTGATAAAGTTTTTAACTTTTAAGATTCTTAAACGAACATTTTGGTATTTTATTCCATAATATTCAGATATTTCTTTATAACTCATTCCCTCAAAATACATTTTAATAAATAATTCCCTATTAATAATATCTGCTTTATCTAATATCTGCTTTATCTTATTCAAATTTTCATCATCTTTTGTTTCCTCATTATCATTATTATTATCAAAATAAAGTGTCTTAAAATCACTTACATTTCTTCCTAATTTGATAAAATCACTATTATAAAATCCATTATTAATATATTCTTTGTAAAAATAACTTTTATTTGATTTATATTGATTTCTCATTATTTGAATAAAATATTTATCTAAATTACCATTTATATATAAATCATTTAACCTTTCTAATTCTTCATTAGTTATCTGTATCAAACAATGTTGAAATAAATCATCCCTATAATGTATTTCTTTACAAATACTATTTAACCATCCTTTAATATATTGACTATTATTTATATATAATAAGATTTTATTCATTACAAACTATTTATTTTTCTATCATACGCTAACCAATCAACCTCTAATTCAGCTGCTAACATCATTTCAATAGCAGTTGCTATCGTATGTTGTTTTCTATATGGAGCTTCAGTAGAAAACCCTGGCTCGCTATCTTCTTCTACAAAACCTTGTTCTCTTTTTGCTTCATAATATAAATCATAAGCAGTTATTTCATTTTCTGTTATACCTTTGAATTGGGTTAAATATAATTCTATTAATTCGTGGATTGCCACCAAAAAATTATATCTATCATCACCCATTTCACTAACTGATATATACCAACTACCATCAGGTTGTTCTTGATAATCTCCGCAAGTGCTATAACGTTGAGTTATATGCGGTATTGTTTTAATTTTAATTTCCATTTTCATTTTCTAATTTTTGTAATAATTCTCTTGTATATTCTTCACCTTTGATAGAATATAAATTTTTAATTATACCTTCAATTCTATCCAATATATATTGGATTTCTTCTACACTAACTGATTGTGGTGTTCT